TTCCCTGTTACTCCACTTGGCATATTTGGATTAATCTTCTGTCCTGATGTAGTTTGTACGTGTTCAAAGAACTGAGGATTGGTATCTTTCAAATCCCATACGTGTATATCCCATTTGTTTAGCCAACCTGATAGGTCCTTTATTCCTACATTTGCTAATGTGTGAATTACTGTTTGACTTACAAACTGTTTATTGATATTCTTAGTATGGTACTTGATCATAAAAAAAAGAAAGAGAAATAGGTATAAAAACCCTATTCTGCATCTGCTTTGTGTTTGATATAGTCTGCACCGATTAAGATTGCGATCGGAGCTAACAAAGCGATAGATGTTGTTTCATCCAATGCTATTGTACCCATAGATGTCCATAGAGCAATTAAGCCTGTGTAAGCACCAAGAGCATAGTATCTTAGATTTCCTGCCATAACAACTGCTTTCTCTGATAGTATATAACTATTATTCCCTATATTATGCCTAGAGTTCTGCAAACTTCGATAATTGTCAAGCCTACTGCCATAATTGCCAATGTATAATCCCTACTTCTTAATTTTCTATCTTGTTTTCGCTGCATACTTTCTATGTGTGCATTATATTCAGTTTCCATAGCAGATAATCTTATACATAAATCATTAATTCTGTCCTCAATCTTGTCTAATTTCTCAAATATCCTTGACTCGACATCCATACAAAAATGTATGAACTTTGAAAGTAAAGAAGTAAAAAAATAAAAAAAAGTTGTTGTCTAAGAGTTCACACTAGATACAATGATGTATGTGTTAGGATCAATCACGTTGACACCAATTCTGTGAGTCCATACCAAATCCCAATATTGTCCTGCGACTTGTTTTTGCAATTCGAGTTCCATTGTTCTTTGGGAAGCGAGTCCGAAAGATGCACCTTTTACGGCTACAATGTTACGATCTGCGTTAGATACGTCTCCTTTTACTTCGTTGGTTACAACTATGTCAATACCATATAATCTCTCTAATTGTCCTAATTTAGTAACGCTAGGGTTACCAATTTGGGCATATTCTGAGATTGCTGATGATGTTGCAAGTGATTCAAATGCTCTTGGTGTTAAGAAAGCTACTAACTTTCCTGGACCAACATCTTGACCGAGTTCTTGGAGATATCTCTTAGCAAATGTAAGACCATCTTCATCAAATTCTCCGTCTGCATCTTCTTCAGTTGTGTTGCTTGTTGCAGCACCGTCAGATCCACCAATGTGATAAGGAGCTGTAGTTACGCCACCATAATCTCTTGCAGTTGAAGCTAGGTCCTCTAAGATGAGTTTGTGTTCATCTCTGATTGCCTCTAATCTTGCAGTTTCTCTAATTGCATTTAGGAAACTTGCAGGATAATCTTCAAGTTGTGCTTTGAGTATGGTTTGTCTCCAACCTCTGATAGAACAGGTTACATCAATACTAGTTAAAGTATGGGTGCTTGCTGTGATGTCAGATGAGACAGATTCGGTAATTGCACCTGCATCAGGTACTGTGATTCTGTAGAATCTTGCAGTATTTTGTCCTGTTGGTAAGGCTTCAAATTGACCGTATTGTCTAATGGAGGTTGCGGTTTTAGATCCGATTTGAATTGAGACGTTTGCACGTTGTTTTACACCTGGAATAGTTCCTGATGTAGATACGGCTTCCTCAACACTTCCGTTGGCAGTAATTCTGCCTTCTTGGGTGTGATTCTCGATCCAACCCTCTTTGTCGATAACTAAGCGACCATATCCGTTTTCAAATACTTTGTCTAAGAATTTTTTAGCGGACTCGTCAGTAAATGCTTCGTCAACATAACCTGAGTCAGTTGATTCTGCTACTTCTGATTTTGGTTGCCATGCATCTTTGACAGTTTCAATAACTGCTTTAAGAGTGTCTTCGTTTGATTTCTCAATACGTTCTGCGACCTTTTCAGTAGCTACTTCTTCTTTTGCTTCTGCGGTTGGAGCTGGTGCTTCAACTTCAGGAGCAACTTCAGTTTTTGCTTCTGCTTTACCTACTTCTACTTCGCCATCGGTTTCGATAGTGACTTTGACTTTTTCCTCTACTTTATTGTCTAAAGTTTCGTTTGTCATGTGTTTCTCTTTTTCAGTAGTTTGTATATTGGAAGTAATTAACTGTGGTTTCTCTTCTGAGAGTATTTTTATGTACTGAACATTGGATGATTCAATAACGTGTAGTGTAGATTCTGGGATTCCAGGAACTCTGACTACGGATAATTCTAATATTTCATTTAGTACAGGTGCGTTAAGACATTTGGCTCTTACCTCGTCACATAGTTCTCGTTGCTCCAATACTGATGCTCCTATTGAAACCTGATACTGTTCGTTGCTTAGTATGTCCTGCCATTCAGAATCAAATACTGTAGCCTCATATTTTACCTGACTCTTCATCTCATCAAATGTAAATGTGACCTCTCCAATATGAGTGTCCTTATCATGCTCAACTCTTAACGGTACGGAAACACCATCAAATTTCTTTAATTCCTCAGTATCATAATATACACCATTACGTGACTCTCTAGGCATTAATGCTATGCCTGCTATGCGTTCTGCCATATGAATAATCTGAGTTTAAACCGATATAGAGAAGTATTATATCTCTAGCATTTCGATAGCCTTGATAAGTTCATCATAGTTCTTCTTGCCTTTTATGACTAGGGATTCATTAACTGATCTTACCTTAGATCCTATCATCTTTCCATTTATTTGATTGGTCCTCTTTTTGTTAGTTCCTACTACCTGAACACTTTCTTTGACCAATCTCACAGTACCTTTGTACTGTAATGAACCTGATGTCTGCTGTGCTATCTTTGATGTGATAGTTATGACCTCATCTCTTGTCGGTAGTCTAGTTGCTCCTCTCATCTTTACTACCTGTTCAAAATGTTTAATCTCTGGGAAGAACAGTATCTTCTTTCTACCATATCTCTTTGGTGGAGGTGTGTAAGATTCTCTGTTTAATTCTATTCCATTTTCGGTTTCTAAAGCTAACCCACTTTCGGTTAGTAATGCCATTAGCCTATGAATATATCGCCTGAGAATTTAAATTCAGTTCTTAGTGGTTTTCTACTATCTAGTTTTGGTGTCCAATAAACAGATACCTCTTTGACCTCGTTTGCTTCTAATGTTTGAGGAGCTTCAAATCTAAGTTCTGGATTAGTATTTTCAATCTTGATATTATGTACGGGCCATTCTGTATCTGTATTCTTAATGAATACTGTATATTTTTTAGTCTCTCCTAGTAGGACTCTTCCTAGATCTAAGGCTTCTATAGTGTTGGTAGTTTCTGAATCTGTGTATATTCTAATCGTCATTTGATTTTAACTCCTTTATGAATTTCAATATTTCTGATGTGTTCTTTCTTTTCTCATGTGCTTCTAATTCCTCTCTCACATTTACCATATTTTTAAGATCTGTCATGACTCGTTCAAATACCTTTTCTTCTTTGTCATTATCAGAAGTTTCTGGCTCTTCTTTAGGTTCTTCCTGAGGTTCTTCTCTGTTGTCTGCTAACTGATTGGTTGGTGTTACACTTGTAATTGGTGGTTCGTCATCCATATCGGTTTGGTCAATCTTTACGTTGGTATTGTCAATAAGCCATTTTCTAGCCTCACTTCTTCTCAAGATATTGTCTCTGTATGAGGTAATTACGTTGTCAATGCTTGCTTCTTGTTTCTGAGGAGATTCAAAGAATACCTGAATGTCTGCTGATTTCACTCTTTTGCCTCTTGTCTTTAGATATGGCATGATACAGTTTCGTTTGATTTGATTTGCTAATCTGACTTGGATTCTTTTGACCTTTCTGATCAAAACAGAGTCCGTACTTTCTGATGCTGCTCTTGCAGTAAATCCTGCGTTGAAGAATTGTAATGGGAATTTAGAACCAGGCTCTAACAAGTCTCTTTGCATATGTTCAATGTAACCCTCGAATTTACTGTTGCCTGCTGTCTCTATAACTTTGACATCAAATGCCTTATCTGTAACTATCTTTGATCCTTTCTGCATTTTCTTCAAAGCATCTGCCTGACTCTTGATGAATTGTTCTCCTGCATCCTCAAAGTGGAACATTACTGTAGGATCTGCATGGCCCTGAAATATCTTTGGCATGGCATCCTCTATTTGTTTCATCTGAATCAATGGAGAATCATAAACCTCTCCTGTTCTTGGATCTTCATAGTCTGATAATATGGAATGGAACAATCCTCTAGCGAATGGTTCTCTTGCTACGTTGGTTAGTTTGAAATGTATTACCTCTGATGGTTTGAAAAATATATCTTTTTCATTAACGTGTTGAACATAACGTTTTACATGACCTCTTGCGTTTCTTGTAATGGATCTTACCGTTGTAATTGGTACTTCGACAAACTCATCATTGGTTGGAGACTTTTCAATGATCCAATTTCCTGTTGCTATGTAAGAATGTATTCCATCTTCTAAAAATTCATCAAATCCTGACTCTTCAAGCCACTCATTGACCATTTCTTGCACTTTACCGTTCTTTGCAGTTACTTTTAGTCCTTTTCCGAGTATCATTTGGTTGTATGTCTCTATTGCTAGGTTCAATCTGCCGTCTTTGTTAATTGCATCCAAAGTCTCTACAAACGGTCTATCTGGAGCTAATTCGTCTTGCCAATCGCTTTGATTGACCTCACTTTTGTTATTAAAAGTCTCTAAAACCTTGATAGTACCCGAATAAGTCTCTTTTTTTGCTCGTTTTTTGGGCAAAACTGCCTCTTTTGGATAGATAACGCTGCCATTTCCCCTAATAGTTGCCTTCATATGGCATTTTTAGTATAGTTTTGTTAAATGGAAGTAAAAAACGAATTAATCAAAATCTAGGTATATATCATCAGAGCCATTTACCCCAACTGAGGTCAATCTGCTCCCTGATTGCTCTAATCGTAGTCTAATCTTGAATATTCCTGCTGCCATTGGTCTTTGTGACTCTGTAAACTTTATAAGGAACGTTCCATTTGAATTTAATGTTATAACATCATCTGAGGAAAAGATAGTTCCTCCTTCTTGGTCTATAATTCTAAAAGTTCCTGTAAATCCTGAGATGTCTCGGACAGTTGTGAATGTATTATCATCATATACTGTACCTGATAGGTCAAAAGTTGCAGAGTTAGTGAAATCTCCCTTTGCCCAAGTGTGTTGATCCATTTTTAGAAAAAGTACCATATGAGTTTATATACTTATCGGTATTAATAGAAAGTATGTTAGCAGTACATACACCTGCTCCCTTTGAACCCAACAAACCAATCCGTAACGGAGACGTTGAGGACCTTGCCAAAAATCATTGTTACGAGATAGTCAGATTCTCAGCACATCTTCCTGATAATATTGTAATCAAACAGCTACGTGAACACACCGATCCCAATGTGATTCTCTATATTGCCCTAATGCGAGGTATCACACCTATCATGACCATAGGTCAGTTCAAGTCTTTTGTGGCAACCTTTGAGGTAATGAAAGACAAGAAACAAAAGAGAAAGATACCAAAGTATAAGATCTAGCCTACTCCTGCCAAAGTTCCTGAACCCATCTTGTAGTAGTACAATGCAAGCAAAAATGCATCTCCAAGATCAAACGGATTCTGAGGTGTCTTGTTAGTACCGCCCTTACTGTTAAATTTTATTGTCATTAGTTGCATTTTGAGTTTTTTGAATAATGGGTGTATTTCCACTTGCTGAAAGTCTATGGCGTTTGCTGCATAGTTTAACATCTTCTCTCCGTACTGATTAAAGTTGATTGATTGTACGTTCATGTGTTCCTTGTCTCTCAAGTCTCTGATACCTTCGGGCCATGAGCCATCCACAAACAACCTTTTGGTCTTGAATTTCAAAGACAGATTCTTTACCTTGTTAATGATGTCAATGTATGAAGCTCTTTCAAAAGCCTCTGCATAGATAACTGATTTCTTTCCCTTTCGCTTTTGCATAACACATATCCCAAATTCCGAAGAACCGAATCCAGGATCTATTCCAATTACCCTGTCGTTTGTATCGTCATTCTCTGTCCATTCATACTGCTCTGCACAGCATAGTTCAATGCCTTCTGGAGAGAAAATATCTCCGACATTCTTACCCCATACACCGAGATATTCCCTTTCATATGATCTTGCCTTTCCTGCTTCCTCTAGGAATCTTGGCGAGAAGATTGAGCTCTTTGTTTTCGGATCTTTTTTAAGACCTGCTTCAACATAGAAATGGAATCTTTCATATATTGTTTTTTCTGCTCCTTCGGTTGGTTCTTGCATAATGTCGTAAAAAAAACCGCTTGGTTGCTCCCCTGCTGTAGATACCCAAATAACCCAAGAATCTGACTTTCCAATATATCTCTCTCCGACGGTTCTAACAATGCTATCATCTCTAAGTTTGAAGAAAGCTGCTTCATCTCCAAAAAACAGACTAACTTTTGGTTTACCTCTAGCTGAATGGATGTTATTTGACGGATAACATTTGATTCTTCCTCCGTTGACATCGAGTTCGTACGCACCATGATCTACATATCCAAGACCTCTCTTAACTAAAAAACCCTTTGCTCTAAGTATCAAGTCCTGTGCCAGGTCAACGTTAGGTCCTGTAATAACCATAGCCTCTTTTCCTGCAAACCACTTGTCAGTTAGGCACTTCCATATAATCCATAGCAAAACAAATTCTGTAAGTCCTAACCCTGTTGCCTTGTAAACACAAAAGCATTTGCCAATTTCCTTGTCTCTAAGTTCATCTAATTTATCCATCTGCATCTTGTCAAGTATCTCTTCCTCGTAAGCATACAACGGATGATATATGCCGTCTCTTTCAGGTCCACCATTAGGATAGAATATGTAGTGCCAAAAACAGCAATCTCCGCTTTCAGATAAGGAATCCTTACACCAAAATGTTTCAGGTACTAGAGGTATGTCACGACTTGCTGCCTGTGCAAGTATGGCATGAGTCTCCTTACTCGCTAGTCCTTTCATGTTTGATTACCTCTGGAATTGGCTTTGCAGGTCTTAGTTTCTCTCTTTCCATTTTAAGCTTCTTGACCTGTAATGGTAATGCTGAATCCTGTAACATTTTAAAGGAATCCAACTTAATCTCATGTCTAAACCTTGCAAGTTTCAAATACAGTTCCTTGTCCATCTCTTCCAAGCCTTTCTCTTTCTCATGATCCATCATGGTTTGAATGTCAGCAGTATCATGCTCAAAGCCTGTCCTGGCTCTCATAAACTCTCCGATATATGTGTCCATAGCATCTTC